TATCCAGAACCGCATTTAGAAATTGTAATCGTAGAATTTAACTGGCTCATCAGCTAAAGCAAATTTGCGCCCGTGTTTATCTTTCCAGCCGTTTTTGCCTAAACGAATTCTTGTTACTGGCGCAGTTTCGTCGCTGGTAATAAACCATTCTTGATCGCGTTGATTCAGGCAAATTGCGCTGAAACCACCAACAACAAATTCCATTTTTACGGATTCGTCGCGGTCGCATTTCATTTCCCGAATCTCTAAAGTTTTTTCGCTTACAGCGCGGACAACTTCGTATGGGGTTACGTCACTGTAGCCAAGATGGTTTGCAAATTTCATAATTTCCTCACTTAGTAATCCGCTGCAACGTGCTGCGGTATGTAGAGATAATGAAGCATATTTGCGTTTTGCTCAAGCTATATTTGCGCTGAAACAACAAATAATTGCTTTATTTAATGTTTTTTTTAGGTAATAATCCAATTCCCGTACTGTTTTTAATATAAAAAAGGAAACAATTATGGTATTTTTGCCAAGAAAAGACACAAACGGCTATAAAATATTGCAAATTTTGTACAAAAATGGCGATTTAAACGTCGATGAATTGCTCAAACATTTGTCATTGGTCAGTGTTTGTCGGCGCAGTTGGGCAATGGAATCGCTGACTTCACTTTTAAAAAAAAACCTTGTCCGATTGCGGCATGACAAATATTATTTGCTTGATGAAACAATTGCCTTGCTGGATGATGATTTTGAAATGCAGGAAAAATATCGCCAGACAAATGTTGTTGCATCACCGTACCACAATGCTTTCACGCCCGAAATGAAGAATTACAACCTGTTTGCAAACAAGAGAGGATATTGATATGACGCTCGAAGAATTTCTATCACAGCATGGCGCAGCAAAAAAACTGTCTGACAAAACTGGAATTTCACCACCGGAAATTTCGCGTCTGCGAAGCAACAAAAAGAAAGTGACGTTTCAGAATGCTGCGCTGATCGAGTATGGCACTGATGGCGCAATTAAGATGGAAACGCTACTGGATGATCAGCATCTGCGCACAGTGGCAGGATTTATTCGTGCCAATGTTTCGCAGTAAGCGTCTGCTGGATGCCGCCAGAGGGCAGGAATGTATGGTGCGTATACCCAATGTATGCAACAACAATCCTGAGACTGTGGTGGCAGCACACAGCAACCAATTAAAGCATGGCAAGGGTGGCGGTCTTAAAGCGCACGATTGTTATGTAGCGTGGGCTTGTTACGCTTGCCATGCAGAGTTGGATCAGGGAAAGATGCGGTATGAACAAAAATGCGATTACTGGCAAGCTGGATTTGAGCGCACCATTTTGCAAATGTTCTTGTTGGGTATCGTGAAGGTCGCATGATATTATTTGGCAAAGGCTAGGGAGTGCAACCCGAAAAGACGATTTATCACCGTTCTGCCTTTTGTTTTTCTTCAGTGATAATTACCCGATGATATAAGGGCATAAATGCATTACTACCAATTCAATATTGGCGATTACGCCAGCCATACCCGACATTTATCTCTTATTGAAGACGCAATTTATAGGCGATTACTTGACGCTTATTATTTACATGAACGTCCGTTGAACAGCGGTATAACGGCTGTGGCACGACAAATCAATGCAAAAGAATATGAAGCAGAAGTCAAAATTATTCTCGAGGAATTTTTTCAATTAACCGAAAACGGTTGGGAAAATTTTCGCGCCGACAAAGAAATTCAGCATTTTCATTCGAAAATTGAACAAGCGTCAAAGGCGGGTAAAGCATCTGCTGAAGCGCGGTTGAACAAACGTTCAACGGGCGTTCCAACGGATGTTCAACCAACCAATAACCAAGAACCAATAACCAATAACCATAAACCATTAACCAAAGTAGAGAGTAATCGCGCAACGCGATTACCTGTTGATTGGAAACCAACCGAAGAAATGATTCAGTTTTGCAATAATGAAAGACCAGATTTAAATGCTCAAGATATTGCAGACGGTTTTCGGGATTATTGGATTGCTGCGCCCGGCGCAAAAGGTCGCAAGGCAGATTGGGCAGCAACATGGCGAAATTGGGTAAGGAATCAAAAAATTCAAAATAGCAAATTTAAACCTTATGAAAGCGCAAAGGATAAAAGTAGGCGCGAATTCAACGAACAGATATGGGGGAATGTGAGCAATGACACAATTATCGACATCAACTAATCCGGTTCCTGATCATTGGATTGATGCGCTGTTCGCAAAAATGTCTACTTATTACGGCAACCGATTTGCGGATATGTGGCGCGACAGTAGTATGCAAGCAATCAAAGCAATATGGTCACAGGAACTATTAAAACTTTCGCGTGAGGAATTCACAAGGGGCGCAAACGCATTGCTGGCGCAAGAATGGCCACCAACGCTGCCGCAATTCATCAAGCTGTGCAGACCATCAATCGATGCGGTTGCTGCCTACTATGAGGCGGTCAATGGCGTGATTGCGCGTGAGAATGGCAATATTGGCGAATGGTCACATCCTGCTATTTTTTGGGCATCGGTCAAGGTTGGCGCGTTTGATCTAAAGCATCAGACATATTCGGCAATCAAAAACAGATGGGAAGGCGCATTAAACGAAGAATTGGCAAAGGGCAATTGGACTGCTATTCCTGAACCAATGATTGCATTGCCAGCACCAACGAATGCCGCATCAAAAGAAGTCGCAGAACGATATATTGCAGAAACGCAAGTAATCAAAAATCAGGTTTCAAAGGTGGATCACAAGCGATGGGCAAAATTGATTATGGAACGGCACAAAGCTGGCGATAAGACGCTGACACATATTCAGATTAGTTTCGCAAAGGAAGCATTGTCGAATGCGCTGCATTGAATGCCGGTTTTTAGACTTGCGAAAAGATAAAACATTATCGCGGCATGGATTTGGTTTTTGCACAATGACTATGGCAACATTTTATTCATTGGAAAAAGACCATGATTGCAGGTTGTACATCAAAGACACTGCCGACAAAATACAGAAAAGGATAGATTGGTATGAATCAAAATAAAATTGCAGAAAATTATGCAAATTATGAAGTGCAACGCAGAGTATTTTTGGAATATCTACAAGTAATGATTGCGCGTGAGGATTGGCATGGTGTCGCTGATCTGGCGATGGATATGCGCGAATTGGAAGCAAAAAAACCTATCAAGCAAAAATCATAATATGACAATTTTTATTCCTGTGCTATGGATTTGCATCAATGCTCATTGTGAATTCATGCAAAAAAGAGATTTTTATACCAGTGAGGAAGTTTGCAAAGAGGAAGTGCGGCATCAAAAGCAGAAAATGCGTGAGCGAGCAGAGCAAACCGGCGGCGAAATAAAGCAATTGGAAGGCACTTGCATTGATGCAACAGTGAATAAAGGATTAAACGCAAAGGTGGAACAATGATTCAGCAAAAGGGAAAAAAGAATGAAAATTGCGCGGGTGGATGACAACCAAAAGCAAATTGTAAAGTTTCTGCGTGAAAAGAATGTGACGGTATCAATTACCAGCGCAACCGGGCGCGGCTTTCCCGATTTGGTCTGCGGATATAAGGGCAAGAATATATTGCTTGAAATTAAAGATGGCAGCAAACCGCTTTCAGCACAGGTACTTACACCAGAACAAAGACTGTGGCATTATGAGTGGAAAGGGCAAATTGCAGTGGTAAATTCGCCCGAAATGGCATGGGAAGAAATACAAAAGCACACTAGGGATTAAAGATGATTTACAACCCATCAATCACGCAATATGAGCGCACTGAAGCATTTGAATTGCAGGTGGCGCGTGGCATGATTGCCGGGCATTCATTGGTCAACATTCAAGGATACAACGCAGCGCAGCCAACAGGGTTTCGGGCAGTGTGGGAACAATCAAATCTTGCCGCTTATGTTTACCCGGCAACTGCGGTTGCAATGGCATTTACAAGCAGTCTTGCAGAAACCCTAACAATGGTGGTGCAAGGGCTTGACGAAAATTATGTAATTAAAACAGCGATTGTTACATTTAACGCATCAACGATTGGCACAGTCACTACCGGAACAAATGTATTTTTCCGCATTAATGCAATGCAAGTTATATCGGGAACTCCTGCTGACACTATCATTGCGACAAATGGTGGCATTGTTTATGCTGAAATTGCGCCCGGTCTGGGTCGCAGCCAAGCAAGCATTTACACAGTGCCAGCAAATTACACTTTTTATTTAACAAGAGCGCAAGCATATACAACTAATAACGGATCGCAACATTGTACATACAGGGTTTTTTCGCAGACCATCGTTAATGGCATTGCAACGCCCAATATTGTATTGACTGCACCATTTACACAAAACTATATGTCAACGCGCATTGTGCCGCGAGGATATCCTGAAAAGACTGATATTCAATGGCAATTAAGCCAATCCAATCCTGCGCCCGGTTCTATTCAGGTTGAAGGCATATTGATTAAAAACGTATAAGGAAACGCAATGGTTACTTTTTCAATTAAAAACGGCATGGCGGTCAAGGGCGAAGACAATGGCGATGAAACGCTGGTCGAATTGGTAATGGACTTGCTGCATTCGGCAACTGTCACGCACATCATGCATTGGCAGACAGAATCCTATGCAGCGCATATTGCACTGGGCGAATTTTATGAGGCAATGCCCGATCTGGTGGATGCAGTGGTGGAAGCATATCAAGGTAAGAATAATGTAATCCTTGCAAAATTTCCGATTGAGATGGGATTTTATGAGGATATGCAGCCGCTTGGATACATGGAATATTTGAATGAAGAACTAACGGAAGGTCGCGCATTGTTTGGCGATGATCCAGAAATACAGAATTTGGTTGATGCGATTGCTGATCTGATCGACACAACTATTTATAAACTTAGACGTTTTAAATAAGGAAATTATCATGAGCAAACAATTGGATGCGGCACTTGAGCATTTGACCAACACATATCAATCATTGGCGCAAGCTGCTGTTGGTTATCGGGAAACGCTAGATGCCAAAGAGATCAACGCCCGGCTGGCAAAAGCTAAACCCGACACTGCTGAATATGTTGCACTTCAGCATTTGTCAGTGCTGATGCAAACCCCTATTGTGGAACCGGCAGCACCAGAACCAACACCAGAAACAGCCACCGAATAATGTATGTGACGCAATGGTTTAGCGCATGGGAAACGCCTACTCGCGTGGGCGTATACCAGCGGCTTTATCCCATTTACCGCACAGACGTAATCGAGTATTGCTATTGGGATGGTAAGCAATGGTATGCCGACAGATACCCAGACGCTAAATGGGTATCGTGCTATCAGAATCTCAAATGGCGTGGGATGGCAATGTAATGCCGACTGCACCACTCAATACTGAATGCAAGGAATATCGTTGCCGCAACCCTAAGACGCAACGGTCTGCCTATTGCACTGAGCATGGCGGCGGCATAACGGAAACTGGGAAAGCCAATGCCAAACTGTATAACCAACAGGCATGGGATAAAATTCGCGCCCGGCAACTAAGCAAGCAACCCCTATGCGCCCGATGCCAGCACGAAGGAAAGATAACGGCAGCATCAACGGTTGACCATGTATTCCCGCACAGGCGAGATACAGCAAAGTTTAAGGTGAATTTATTTCAATCGCTATGCACTGGATGCCATACCCTGAAAGGGCAGGATGAGCGCAAAGGGATATACAACCACTACACAGCGCATGGCGTTACCCAATACAGTGATGACGATTACATTAGACTATCGGGAATGATGTATTGATAGGTTATAGCGTCAAGCTATTGCGTAAAGTTAATGATTGGATATTGTGGATAACTTTCAAAATAATTTGTGGATAACCTGTGGATAACTGCCAATTTGCACAAAAAAAGTGCAGAAAACTGTGAATAACTTAAAAAACAGGGGGTTGACAGAGAGCAAGCGCGGGGTGAATTTTCCGCATATAGCCACAAACTATGGGGTGGTCAAAAAGGAAAGCCGGAACAAGGAAAATATAGATGGGTCTATCACACAAATTGCCACCGGAAGTGCATTCGGTGCATGGCAGCGTTGGAAAAAATCCCGGCATGATGCTGCCCGAAAAAATTAAGGCGCGGATTCCGTTTGCTGAATGGGCGAACAATCCAGAAACTTTTGATCGGGAAAAGTTTGTCAAAGAAACCGCTGATTATTTGTTTGACGTTTACGGCATCGGATCGAAGCAGGATCGGCACACACTGACAATGCTTGCAGACCAAATGCAAGTTTACATTGATGCGCGAAAGCAGCAGGACACAATGCCGCTGGTGATTGAAATGAACGGCGGCAAAACACTTGCGCCAAATCCGTACATTACCATTGCAAACAAGGCGATGGATAATTGCGTCAAGTTAATGAACGAACTAGGGCTTACACCTAAGTCGCGGTTGGCTGCGAACAAGCTGGAAGATGCGTCACCATTGGCCGACTTCCTGAAGGGCTGGCAACCACAATGAAGGACAAAGTAATCATTGGCGATGCAACGCTATATCTTGGCGATTGCATAGACATACTGCCGACATTAGAAAAAGTTGATGCGATTATTACTGATCCGCCATATGGCATGGCAGAAAAACTTTCTGGCTCTGAATCTGGTCGCTGGAAAAAACTTTACAATGAAAAAGGCGGGTTTTCTTGGGATCAAAATGCGCCATCTTTAGTTCTTAATTTCCCAACAATGGCCGACAAAGTAATTATTTGGGGCGGCAATTTTTTTGATCTTCCCGTTAGTCGGTCATGGTTAGTATGGAATAAAATTATTCGCAACTTTTCAAGTAGTGTTTGCGAATTGGCATGGACAAATCTTGATAAACCAATAAATGCATTTGATTATTCTCATGGGCAACTTGCAATAGAAGGAAAGCAGCATCCAACACAAAAGCCTTTGCCGCTTATGATTTGGTGCATTGAGCAAGCTGACAATCCAGAATTGATACTTGATCCATTTATGGGCAGCGGCACAACAGGCGTGGCGGCAATTCAAATGGGGCGCAAGTTTATTGGGATTGAGCGCGAACCTAAATATTTCGATATTGCTTGCGAACGAATAGAAAATGCTCAAAGACAACAATCATTATTTGAGCAACCAAAACAAAAGATAGAACAGATAGGAATGTTTTAAATGAAATGGCAAGATGGTGTTGTGTATGCCAATCAAGTAGTGAAGGGCGAAATACTTGTTTGCCGAAATGTTTTGCTTGCCTGTCAACGATTCCTGAATCAACTTGAAAACCGCGAGTGGGAATGGGAATTTCATCCTGAAGCTGTCGAGCATTTTCTTAAATTTGCATCCATCATGCGCCATGCAAAGGGCGTATATGCCGGGAAACCAGTTGTACTGGAACCATTTCAAATACTTTTGATCTGCGGCATTTATGGCTTTTGGTCTAAAAAGGACAAAGGCAAACGCATGGTCAATGATGTGATTGTGTTCATTCCTCGCAAAGCCGGTAAGTCAACGCTGATTGCTGTGATTGGTCTTTATGAGTTGCTGTTTGGCGAAAAGGGTTCTGAAGTCTATACGCTGGCAACAAGCCGGGATCAGGCAAGTATTGTGTTTACATCGGCAAAAGGATTGATCGAATCTATGCCGCAGGAAGTGCAATCTTTATATAACGTGCAAAAGAATCACATTACAAAAATTGGTGATTCGCAATCAATGTTCAAAGCATTGTCGCGGGATACAAAGAAAACCGGCGATGGCATGAATCCATCTTGCGCCATCATTGACGAAGCGGCGCAGATTATAGACAGGAACTCAATTGAGGTTCTACATTCCGGTATGGTGGCGCGTAAAAATCCGCTGCGGATATATATCACTACGGCAAGTTTCACGAAGGATACGAAGTTTCATGAAGATTTGCTCATGATGCAAACCATG